AAGCAAGAACTATCAGCAAGAACTGTTAGACGTATGCATAGTTATTTTTCAAGGCATGAAGTGGATAAAGAGGGCGAGGGATTTAGTCTGGGTGAAGATGGTTATCCATCTGCAGGAAGAATTGCTTGGGCATTATGGGGAGGTGATGTTGGTCAAAGTTGGGCAAGAGGAAAGGATAGACAATTGGATAAAATTGATGAAGATGCGACTAGAGCAATTGAGGATGATTTCCCAGATAAAACAATAACTGCTTTAGAAAATAAAGTTGAAGAACACAATGAAGAACACGGAAGTGCAAAATCCAAAAGGGTAACTTTAGGAATGTTGGCTAAAGTGTATAAAAGAGGTATTGGAGCATACAATACTAACCCACAATCTGTAAGACCATCTGTTAGTTCTGAAGAACAATGGGCAATGGCAAGAGTTAATTCATTTTTATTTGCAGTTAGAAATGGGAAATACAGAAGTGGAAAACATGATACAGATTTATTACCAGAGGGTCATCCAATGAAAACAGAAGATGAAAGAAATGAAGTAAACTTAACAAATAGTGAAAATTATGATACATTCCTAGAAGATAATGAAAGAGGTGCTGATATGGAAAATCGTCATGTTGTTGAAGTGGATGAAACTGAAGATACAGTCACAGTTGTATTTGCTAAACATAAAGAAACACCATCTGAAGAAATGACTGAAGAAAATTCATATGAAGATAAAGAAGACGAAAAGATGGAAGAAGATAAAAGAAAAGAAAATATTTCTTTAGATTATAGAGCGATTGACCTTGATGACAAAACTATAGATGAAGAAAGTAGAACTGTAAGGGTTGGAGTATCTAGTGAAGAACCTGTAAAAAGACAGTTTGGAATGGAAGTAATGGATCATACAAAAGAAAATATGAACCTAGAATTTTTAAACTCTGGTCGTGCGCCATTATTATTAGATCACGATATGGAAAAGCAAATTGGAGTTGTGGAATCAGTTGAACTTGACGAAAATGCTCGAAGATTAAGGGCATCTGTTCGCTTTGGAAAAAGTGAGCAGGCTTCTGAAGTGTTCAATGATGTTGTTGATGGGATAAGACAGAATATTTCTGTAGGTTATCGTGTCGACAAAAAAGTAGAACGTGAAGATGATCCAGAAGATTATTATCGTGTTGCGACTACACCAATGGAAATTAGTATTGTTTCAATCCCTGCAGATCAGTCAAGTCTTGTTGGTGTTGGTCGTTCTAGTTCCGAAACATTAAAATCAACCATTCAGATAAAGGAGAATAACATGTCTGAAAATATCGATCTTGATGCAGTAAGGGCAGAAGCAGCCAAATCAGCATCAAAAAATGCTAAAGAGATAATGTCTTTAGCAAGAAAGCATAACAAAGCCGATTTAGGTGAAGATGCTTTAAGTCGTGGAATTGACATTGCAGAGTTCAGAGGTGAACTTTTAGATGTTATTGGAAACGATAAGCCACTAGACACTCCTGTTAATGTGATTGAACAGTCAGCTAAAGAAAAAAGAACTTATTCTTTAGGCAGAATGATACAAGCACAAGTCACAGGTGATTGGAAAAACGCAGGCTATGAAAGAGAAATGTCTGAAGAAATAGCTAAAAGAACTGGTAAGCAATCACAAGGAATGTATGTTCCAGACTTTGCTTGGCGTTCTGGTGTTATGACAACTGCAGCAACTGGTGGTATCTCTGGCGAAAATGTAACAGATCAGTTTGTTCCAACAATCCAAAGAGGTGACTTGTTCATCGAAGCACTAAGATCAAAGCAAGTAATGTCAAACTTAGGTGTTACTTATATGGGTGGTCTAACTAATAGAATTAGAATCCCTAAAATTGCAACAGGTGCATCAGCAGGATTTGTTGAAGAAGCAGCAAATGTTACAGATCAAAGCCCAACAGATGCAGGTGTAACATTACAACCTAGAACATTAGGTGCATTCGCAACTATGTCAAGATTGTTAATGTTAGAAAGTGTTCCTGCAATTGAGCAGATTGTTCAAGATGATCTATTAAGATCAATTGCTGATAAAATTGAATATCATGCAATTAATGGTTCTGGTTCTTCTGGACAACCAACTGGAATATTAAATAATTCAGATGTGAATAATTTAGATATTTCTGCAGGTACAGACGTTGCAGCATTAACTTGGGCAGATATCACAGACCTTGTAAAGCTAGTTGAAGAAGATAATGGAGTTGTGAATGCAAATACATTAGGTTTCTTAACTAACCCTAAAGTAAAAGCGAAGATGGCTAATACTGTTAAAGTTGGATCAACAGACAGTATTATGTTATTAAACGATCCTTGGAACGCAATTTATGGCTACAAGGCAGAGTTCACTAACAATGTGCCATCAGACCTTGATCCGGGTGATGGTGGATCAGATGCATCTGCAATGATTTTTGGTGACTTCTCACAGTTAATGGTGGGATTATTTGGAGCGCCATCAATCATAGTTGATCCATTTACTGGTTCAAAGTCTGGTGATGTTACAATTAGTGTTATGCAAGAAGTTGACGTTGCATTAAGAAATGCAATATCATTTGCTAAAACAGATGAAATCTCAACTGCTTAATTAGCATAATAAATTGGAGGTGGTTTTCGGATCACCTCCATTAACTATTACGAGGTATTTATGAAAATTAAAATTTTAGAAAAATGTTATATCGGAACAAATGGTAATATGTTTGCAGGTGAAGAACATGACATTGATGATAGAATTGCAAATAAGTTAATTGCTAGAGGTTTTGCAGAAGAAGCTAAAGCAAAAAAAACAAAAAAGAGTATTATTAACAGAGCCGTCAAATCCTTAGAAACACCAGAGGATGACTAATGGCAGTAGAAAGTGCAGCAGATCGATTATTATTCTTAGAAGTAGATGATTTTGGAACTACTGCAAGTTATACTGTACAAGGTGGTTCTGCTGCTAATATAACTGGAATATTTGATAACGAGTTTATAGAGGTGGATGCAGGTGGTACAGTTGGAGTTGCAATTCAGCAACCTCGATTTTTATGTAGGACAGACGATGTTTCTAGTGCGACAGAGGGTGATGCAATAACTATTTTAGGAGTGGCATATACAATTAGGATAGTTCAAGACGATGGAACAGGCATGACAACTTTTGTATTAGAGAAAAATTAAATGGCACACGTTAGAAAGCAAATTAGAGATGCAGTTGTTACAAGATTGACTAATCTAACGACCACAGGAACAAGAGTATTTAGATCAAGAATATATCCATTAGAAAGTAATAATCTTCCGGGATTATGTATATTTACAAAGTCAGAAGCGACAACTTTTGACACATTAACAAGACCGAGATCAGTAAGTAGGGTTTTAGAAATTGGTGTAGAAGCATATGTTAAAGCGACAAGTAACTATGATAATACACTTGACACAATTGCAGTAGAAGTTGAAGAAGCTATTGCATCAGATGTTACGTTTGGAAGTCTTGCAAAAGATACACAAGTAACATCTTTTGAGGGTGACTATAGTGGTGATGGTGAACAACCAATTGCTATTGGTCGCTTTACAGTTGAGGTGATTTATAGAACCTTAGAAAATGACGTAGAAACTGCAGCTTAAAGGAGATAAAAATGGCAACACACGCAGGATCAGAGGGAACAGTTAAAAGTGGCTCAAATACAGTCGCTGAAATTCGTTCTTTTTCTTTAGAAGAAAGTGCAGACACCATTGAAGATACAACAATGGGTGACACTTCAAGAACATATCTAACAGGATTAAAAACATTTAGTGGTTCTGTAGATGTATTCTGGGATGAAACAGACACAAATGGTCAAGTATCATTTGCAGTTGGAGCATCTGTAACTTTAAATGTATATCCAGAGGGTGCAACAAGTGGTGACACTTATTATTCTGGAACTGCCATTGTAACAGGAAGAACAATTACATCATCATTCGATGGTATGGTTGAAGCATCTTTCTCTTTACAAGGCACAGGCGCACTTACTGCAGCAACTGTTTAGAGGTGATTTATGTCATTAGGGGAACAGATCGCAAGTAGACGTATAAAAGAAAAAAGAACTATTGAAGTTCCAGAATGGGGTGAAGATAATACTCCATTAATTTTATATGCTAGTGCAATTACTGCAGGTGATATCAATAAGTTGCAGAGAAAGCATAAAAACTTTCTAAATGATATGACTGTGGATGGAATGGTTGATTTAATAATTGAAAAAGCTGAACTTGAAGATGGTAAAAAAGCATTTTCATTATCAGATAAACCATTTTTAATGAGTGAAAAAGTTAATATAATTGCAGAAGTTTCTGCGAAAATGTTTGGTGAAACTGTTTCTGTAGAGGAACAAGAAAAAAACTAAAAAGCGATTTGTTAAGGTTTAATTTAATAGCTTTGGCAGATCGCTTACACAAAACAGTTGATGAAGTTGAACATTTAACTTTATCTGATATAAATGAATGGTACGCATATTTTAAGGTGTTAGAGAATGGCAGATCAAAATCTTAAAGTTACCTTATCAGCAGTAGATAAAACAAGACAAGCGTTTGCAAGTGTTCGTGGTGGATTAGGTAGGATAGGCAAATCTATTGTTAGTGTTAAGGGTGCTTTAATTGGATTAGGAGCAACTGTTGCATTAAAACAATTTGCAACACAAATAGATAATTTAGCAAAAGCATCTAGTCGTTTAGGTCTAACAGTTAACCAAATACAGACATTACAATTTGCAGCAAGTCAAACAGGTGCAAGCGCAGAAGAACTTGAAAAAGGTTTAACAAGATTTTCCAGAAGTATATCAGAAGCATCAACTGGTTTAGGTGTTGGAGTAAAAGCATTTGAAGCATTAGGATTAAGTGTTACTAATGCAGATGGTAGTTTAAAGCCAACTAATGAATTATTAAATGAAGTTTCAGATCGTTTAAGTGCAATAAAAGACCCTGCAGATAAAGTTAGAATTGCATTTGATTTATTTGGTAGGTCTGGAGTTAACTTAGTCAATACATTACAAGCAGGTTCATCTGAATTAAATAAATTAAGAGATGAATTTAATGCAGTAACTTTGCAATTAACAAGTGAAGATGCAAAGGCAGTAGAAGAAGCTAATGATTTATTTGATAAATTAGGCAGAACTTTTGTTAGTTTTGGACAAAAAATAACATCTTTTATTTTACCTATATTAGCAAACTTAGCTAAATTTTTAACAGTTTTTGTTGTTGAGGGTTTTGCAAATGCAATCAAAGCAGCAAGAAATTTTCTAAATGTTTTTATTAAAGGTTATAATAAATTAGCTGAGTTAGTTAGATTAGACCCATTTGATGAATTTACATTTGGACAAGAATTAGAACAAAATTTAAGAAATATTTCTAGTGCATTTGATAAAACTTCTGAAAGTTTAGAAAAAGTAAATCCACCTTTAAGAATTGCAATAACTGGTTTTAAAAGAGTCACAGATACTGTTAAAGAAGTGAAGCCAGAATTATCTGCATTA